CCCGCCGTCACACGCCCCTTTGTGTCAACCGTCACGCTTTTATAAGTGCCCGCTGTAGCGCCTGATGCCGCCAAGGTAAGCGCCATTGACGCATTTGCGGAACCGTCAAAACTGGTTGACCCTGTCGCGTCACCTGTCGCAGATATTGTACGTGCGGTTGCCAGTTTGGTTGCTTTTGCCGCTGCCGTAGTGCCGTCTGCGATATTGTCAACATCTGTTTTTGCTGCGTAATAGCTTGCCACCTGCCCGCCTAACTTATATGCGTCAAAGTTTCCGGACTGAATGCGAAATTTGTCAATTGTGGAATTATAAACAAATTCATATGTTACATCTGCGTTTAAATCCCCGACATATGGGGTTGCTGATTTGGCAATTACGATTGTTTTTGCAGTCAAGCCGTTTATGGAAATTGTCGCGGCGGTTGACGTAGTGGTATTTTTAACCTTTACTAAAAACCGCGAACCGTCCACATAAGCGGTGTACGAAGGCACGGAAGTAATTACAATAGCGTTTGCCGTTGTGCTTTCGTCTGTGGCATAATATGGAACGCGCGTATAATCAGTTTTTGCCGGGGCTGTAGCCATCTGCGTGTCTATAATATCCATGTTCGCGTTCGGCACGGCGATATCGTAATTGTCCGTTGTTGCAGGCTTTGTAAGACCGTAATTTGTGGTTGTGGTTGCCATTATAACGTCCCCTCCCTTATTGTGGCATGGGTATAAGCCGCAAGCTGTGCGTGTGTGTACCCTGTTAGCTGCCCGTGTGTGCGGTAGGTATAGGCATACGAAAACGCCAAATGCGCCGGCTTGATTATTTCAATTATCACGGATAAATCATCAAGGTTCGGCGGTATTCCAAGCGTCCCGGTAAATTTAATTACAAAACTGTAATCCGCTGAATCTTCAATAACTTCAACCGTGCCGTTGCTGAAACTTGCCGCAACATTTTTTACCATCGCTTTAGTTGTCGTACCTGTTCCCCTTATCTTTGCCAATATCGCGCTGCGGAGGTAATCCGTTTCTTTTGATTCGTCAACCGTGATCCCCAAGAATTCTTCCCAATATTTTAATCCCCATGTCGCGGTTGATACGAAACACTGTGCGGCGATACCGGCTATATCTGTTTCCAGTGTGTCAAGTTCCGCGCCTTGTGCGGCATAAATCGCCGCGAAAATTTTGGATGAATAAATAAACTCCGGGACATATGACATCAGTGTTGCCGCCATACTCAACTCAACGTCACCGTCCCTAACACCGCTACTTGTTCCGCGCCTACCGTTACATTTGCGGTGCCGCTGTTTACTAAAAGACCGCTGTAATCCGTTACTCCGGGAACATCAATGATTGCCTCACCGATTTTCGCGTAGCTGATATAGTCCTGCTGTGTGGATTCAGATAGGTTATTTGTAAAGACAACGCTTTTAAGATACGCTGTTATCGCGGCCTCTATCGGCGTTTGCAGTCCTTCGACCGTATAGCCTGACGCTACCGTAAGCGTAGCGGAAACGTTTATGTTCAACGCTGTGGCGGATTCATATGTAACTGTCGGCCCGATAGGGCGTTCTTCCTCGATATAAGTTTCAACAGCTGTAACAAGTTCTGTGCTTGCCGGTTCTTTGTCACTGTCAATAACACAGATTTTTACGGTTCCGTTGCCGTTCCAAAGGGGAAATACTTTTGCCCCGCCTATGCCGGAAATTTCAAGCGCCCATTCTTTGTATTGATTTGCGTTCCCGCTTGTCGCCGGGGTTTGAACTTTTAAAAGAAGCCGCGCCAATAACGCCGCGTCGGTTTCCTCCGCTGTGCCTCCGGTTGCCGCCGCCGCGTTTGTTACCGCCGTAAGCCCTGATATCTGTACCGGGTACCCTGTTATTGTCGCTGACGGCACGTTGTAAGATGTTCCAACCGCCGCCGCCGTAACTGTTGCAGTGCCGGTTCCGCTTGAAACCGTCACGCTGCCGGCCGTATATTGCAGCCCCGCCGTTGTTTGGACTGTAACGTCTGTATAAGTGCTGTCTGTACCCGTGAATGTACAAACCGCTGTTGCCGCCGTGCCGTCCTTGCGGTCAATGCCGAATTCAGCCGCCCTTAATTCCAATTCGTCGGAGTAGCCGTTTTCTTCCGCTGTGCTTGCGAATACCTTTTTTAATATTTCGTCAAGCTCAACTTCCATCTGTGCTATTTCGTCCGCTGTCGGTGACAATGCGTCATAGACAAGTGACCCTTCTGTAGTGTCTATATCAGAAGGTACATTGCCAATCATGCGCGTTAATATTGTTGTTTCATCTTCGCTATACACTTGCTTCAACATCTCCTTGGTCAGTTTCGGCGGTAAAAGTTACCGTTACATTGCTGCCGTCTATAGTTACCGACACATCTTTTACACCCGTGATATGTGTGTTTACAGTTAGTGCCTCTTCCAAATACCGTTTTGCTTCGCTTTGCATCGCGTCGCTGCTTAACCGCTGCCCGACAAGCTCGGAAAATTCCTGCCCATAATCCCATGTGTAAGCGCCATAGCAATACCGCTGTGTCTTAAGCGCCTTAATAATCCACATTTTCAGCGCGTCCGTGCCTTCGTACACAACATTTTTACCGCTTTCAAGGATAAATTCATTGCTGTCAAAGTCATATGCGTACTCGCGCGGTGTGGTTGTTGCCGTTGTAGTTGTCGCGTCGGCAATAGTCGCGTCAATAAATGGGAAAATGCTGTCAGCCACCTAAGCTCACCGCCTTGCATAATATAATATATTTCTGGTCACCAATTAAAGCGACCGCGACGGTATCGCCTTTTACAAGCTCCGCATACCCGGCATAGGCATATAAATCGGCGTTTGTTAATTGCAGTTCGCCTTTGGTAATAACAAAAGGCGAAACGGAAATAACCGTCCCTATTCCTATCCCGGAACCGACGCTTTTCCCGCCCTGCCGCCGCATCATGGAAATTGCTTCCGAATACGGATTGTCTACCTTTGCCATTTTATCACCCCTATGCAAGGTCTAACGTAAGTTCCATAGTATATTGATTGTTCTCCCATGTATGGGTATCAGTGTTGATGTAGAAGCTGCCCGATATGCCTGTGTACGGTTCTTTTATCGTTACTTTGCGTCCGGTCACACAGTTTATATTGCCATACCCGGAAACGGTGCCGGAGTAGGTAATACCTTTCAGCATGTTGTTTGCCGCCGTTGTCGCGTCAACACCGTCCTCTTTTGTATATATATCCTGCAAAATTCCGTAATTTGAAACCCATGTTGAATTGGAAACCGTTTTAACATAATTCCCGTCGCTGTCATAAATCTTTACGCGGTTTATCATATCCTCAAGATTTTCGCTGTATTCGCTGTCGGTCACGTTTGTGCTTTCAGATAAGACGTAGCTAACGGCTGTGCTGCCTTTTTCAACAACGTTTAAAACCCCTTTGGACATTTGCAAAAGATAACTTTTCCCGTTCTGTGCTCCTGCCTTTTCGTATGCAGCCTTGATAATGTCTGAGATAGCCTGTGCGTCCTCAACAAGACTGCTTATCACTATTCCGGTGCTTGCAAGACTGCCGATAGAAACGCCGAAATCACCCGCTACTTTTCGCGTTATGGCTTCGGCTGTAATGTTCTTAAAGTTGTATGTGCCTTTGCTTTTTGTCAGATAGATAAGCCCGTCATATGCTTTATAGGTCATTTCACTGCCTGACGCGGTTTTATCCTTGCTGAAAACATAACCGCGAAACAGCTCGCTCCCATCATCGTCAAACAGTTTTGCCATGTTGCCTAAAGACACGCTGACACGCGGTAAAAGCCCATCGGTTGGCGATACCGCGACGCTGATTTCAAGCGCCCGCGCAAGCTGCTGATAATCCCCTGACCACACAAATTTAGTCGCAAGGTTGGTTATATCGGTGTTCATTACGGTTAATTTCACGGTATCACCAGCTTCTGCCCGACATAGATTTTATCAGGATTGGCAAGCGAGTTCGCGGTCGCGATTTTCGTGTACTTTGAACCGCTGCCATAACTTTTTTTTGCAATCGCCCAAAGCGTGTCGCCGCTTTTAACCGTGTAGGAAGTGACTGTTTTTGTCTGCCGATTCGTACTGCTTGTGGTTGTAGATGTTGTTGACGCTGATGTAACCGCTAAAGCCGTCGCTGTGCTGCTTAAAGAAATAAGGCGGTATTCCTTTATCTCAAGCGTAAAATTGACGTCCCCACTGCCGTCCGGTTCGCCGTACACAAAGTTTTCCACAGTAGCAAGCGTGTTGATTCCGGTATCGGTAATGATTATCCGCATCGGCTTATCGCTTTTTCTAAGCGTTTCGACAAAAATAACACATTCCTGCGGGGTAGGAAACCCGGTATATTGGCAGAAATCATAGTCATGCGCCGGGAAAAATGTTTCTATGCTTATTGTTGCAAGCTTGCCCTTGCCTATCAGGTTGCGCTCTCCCGCCGTTGTTATCGTGATTGATGTATTGTTCTGCCCTTGCGTTATCTCAAAACTGGACGGCGGTACGGGCAATTGCAGACTTTTTGATTTGTCATACGATAATAGCCAGAATTCCATAGCGCCGCCCCCTTACATATTTACTTCAACCGCTTTTAGCTTCTTGACAAAAATCGTTGCTATCCGGTCAACGTCATAATCTGAACTTATCACATTGCCGGAAACATTTATATATATGCCGCGGCTTGTGCTCTTTAAAGAAGTTGATTTTTCAGTGCTGCCGCTTGCTGTTGAATTGCTTGTTCTATTCACAGTTGCTTTAATAATCGGCGTCTTTGAAACAAGCCTGTCATTGATATTCGACATTGCCGAAGAAACCATGCTTGAATTTTTGGAAATTCCGCTTGCTATGCCAGCCGGAATCCATTTTCCGACTTTATCAGCCATGACTTTTGACGGTGAAGAAATGCCGAGAGCACTTTTAAAACCGCTGAGGACACCATTTGAAAAGTCTTTAACCTTGTCTTTTATCCAAGACACCATGCTGGTAATGCCTTTCCACAGACCTTTTACAATGTTTTTACCGATATCAAGCATCTTATCTGGAAGCTCCTTAAAGAAAGTAATAATACTGTCTATTATTTTTGGAATTTCTACCTTTGCGGTTGCTATCATATTTATCGTCCATGTTTTTAGCGCTGAAATTCCATTAACTATTGCAAGCGCAAGTTTGAGGGGAAGTTCCTTAAAAAACTTAATGATGTTGCTTATTATAATAGGTACATTTTTGATAGCCCACTTAACAGCATTGATGCCCCATTTTACCAATGTTCCAAGCGCAAGCCCAAGGGCATACCCAATTTTACCCGGCAATTGTCCTAAAAATTTTGCTGCATTTGTGGGCAGCGCTTTAATAAACCCGATAAAACTGTTAAACGCTTTCGGGACTGTCTTTGTAAAAAAACTGCCTATCGCGGTACCGACTTGCGTACAAATCTTACCCAAATTTTTAAAGAATCCGCTTATCTGCGGCCAAAATTTGATTACGACTATAATTACTGCCACAATAGCGACTATTGCAAGCACAACCAACCCTGCCGGAGATGTTATAAGACCCATGATACTTCCGGCTGCTTTTATCGCTTTCGCCGCTTTGCCAAAATTAGTTACAAGGTTTCCTATGTGTGTTACTAACCCTCCTATTACTTTTATCACAGGGCCTGCCGCCGCCGCGACAAGCAGGAACTTTACAAGCGTTTGCTGCTGCTGCGGGGTTAGCTTTTGAAATGCGGCCGTAAGTTTGCCAACAATATTTGACACTTCGGTAATAGCAGGGGTAAACGACTGTCCTAATTTTATTCCTGCATTTTTTAATTGCGTTATTGCTTTTGTAAATTTCTCCGCATCTGTATTTTCCATAGTTTCAAATGCTTTATTAGCTGCCCCCGTTGATTTGCTCATTTGGTCAAGAATGTTGCTAAAATCAGAGCTTCCTTTCCCAGTAAGGACTAAAACCGAATTCAACGCTTTAACATTACCGAACAAAGAACTCATTGCCGTTGTACTCCCACCGGTTTTTTCTTTAATTTCCGCAAGAAACTTAGCCCACCCAACGGATTTTAAATGTGCTGCCGAAAAATCAATGCCTAATTGTTTTGCCGTCGTTGCGGCTTCTGTAGTAGGTGAAAGAATATTGGTGTAGGCACCCTTTAACCCAGTAATTGCTTCGTCAGCGTTAATCCCGTTTTTCGTTAGTTCTGCAATACTACTAAAAAGATCAGTTGTGCT